TTTTTCTATTTGACATTTGTGTAAATTTTAAAGTTTTGTAATTCTAATCCGCTACTGCGGCAATACTCGTACCGTTATGTGCAAGTTTTATTTTAATTTTTTCCCACCGCACTTTGGTTTTTTCAAAACCATTAGGAAAATAGAGTTGGTGCATTTTCATAGTTTGTTATTAAAATTTCAGTTCGTTTATTCATTAAGTTTTTCCGTTCTCCAAGTGTAATTACATTCAATTTATGTTTTTCTGCAAGTCCAAGAATAAACGGTGTATCAAATTCACTAATCATAAATCGTATTCCAATGCCTATAAGTATTTCAAATAAATCAGAAGTATCTTGCTTGGTAAATGAATATTCAAATGTGTCATTAGTTTCAATGTAAGGAGGGTCAGCGTAAATAAAACATTTTGCTTTATCCAAATCTCCGTGTGGAAAATTTAGATTTTTCAATAATTCCCTAAAGTCTTTATTAAGAAATTTTGTATTTCCCATCTGCTTAAAAGCATTATTGATTATACGACCAAAATTTTCTTTGTCTTGTGTCAATATGTTTGTGCTAAAAGTATTCATTAGCCCTCCAAAAGATAGATTTGTAAGGCATAAAAACCGCAATGCTTTTCTAATCGGTTCGCTTTCCTTATTTACTTTCCAGTATTCAAATAAATGTTCGCTCAATGGAGTTGCCTCAATTAATTCAATCAGTTCGTCCTTGTGGCTCTGAATGATTGTATATAGATTAAATATTTCGCCATCCAAGTCATTACAAATATTGTGTTTTGCTTTTGGTTTGCTAAAAAACATTCCACCACAGCCAAAAAAAGGCTCAATATAAATATCGTGTTTTGGAAAATATTGTTGTATTCTCATTGATATTTTTGCTTTACTTCCTAATCTTCTTAAAATCATAAATTGCCCACGCTAAAAAATTAAAATAAAACCAGACACATAACAGCACCTATACGCAATTTTCCCACCGCACAAAGCCGACACACAACTGCGCATAGCTGCAATCCGTTAGCTGCTATTTTACCGACCACTCCGAAAGTTTAGACTTGACAACTATTTTCAGTTCATCAACCTTTGACAATGGACAGCGAAAGGCAACCGTTTTAGTTAGCTCCGAGTATTTAGGTTTAGCACCAGCATTTTTGCGTTTACCACCTCTTTTTACTTTTTTGTTATCCATATAATTCTTCTACCATTTGGAGATATACATTTAACTGTTTTGCCCTCTATTATTTCGTTTATCTCATCATTTGTGAGTTCCCAACTTTTTAAGTTTTCTAAATTAGATACCCAACTTTCGCTACCTGTGATACTATCGTTACCCTTTACTGTTACTTCTATTTCATTCAAATTTGTCATTTTATTTTGTTTTTAATTGTAGAACAAAGATACAACATTATTTTGAATATGCAAACATTTCAAAGATATTTTTAAATTATTTTCTAAAGTACTGACAATCAAAGAGAAAAAAAACAGCAGCTAACACGCAATTGGCAAAATAAAAGCCATTGAGCATAGTGATAACCATCAGCAGCAGTGAAATGCTTTTACTTCGCCAATCGCCACCGTTATACGCAAGCACTACATTTCGTTTCCAATTGAGCATTTGTCGTATCATTCTTTTTCTTTTCTTTTTTTGCCACCGCACATTTAAAAAAATAAAGACGGTTGCGATTTAATTATTTCGGTTCTGTCGGTTGCAGTTTTGAAGTGTTTAGCATCAATTTCAAAACCGATAAAGTTTCTATTTTCTTTGGCACTCATAGCACACTCCGTTCCACTTCCTGCAAATGGTATCAGTATTAAATCATTTGGTCTGCTACTAATCAAAATCAATTCCCTTGTTAGCTTTTCGGGCTTAATTGTATCGTGTGCATATTTGCCAGTTTCATAGTTTGGTATTCTAATCACATCACCATAAAAGCGTTCATTGTTAAATGGTCTGCGTAGCACTTCGTATTCTTTGCGTAGCACTTCGTATTCTTTGCGTAGATAAGGATAACACCACTTTTGCAACTTCTCATACATTTCTTTGGTTAGCATTGTTGGTTCTGCTTTATCCAAACTCAAACAAGCCGAAGCAACACCACCGCCATTTGTTGCAGTTCCTAAAGCTTCATTTACTTCTTTCAATACTATTTTACCTTTTGCCTTTGTAATTTCATCACGGATATAATCTCTAATAAGGTAAACACATTGCGTTAAATTATAGGTTTCATTACTATACATTAGCAATCTTTCAGTAAGTGGTGCAAATGTTCGTAAATCAGTATTAAAGCGTATTTGTTGCTTATGGTCGTTTGTGTTTTCCCATACCAAACTATTCAATAAGTTAAAATGCTTATCAAATATGATTTGAGCATAAGCAATATTTTTAGCATCTCCATACCAATAAAGCGTTCCATTATCTGCTAAAACTCTTTTACATTCTATTGCCCAGCGTTCCACATCTTGCAGATAATCGTCAAATGTTTTCCAAACAAAGTCAAAATCTCCTTTTACTTTGTAATATGGTGGGTCTGCTATAATCAACTGAACAGATTTATCAGGTAGTTGGTTATTCATCCAGTCATCGTGATATATTTTATTTACTTCCAAATCTTTATTTTTTTAAATTTCCCTCCCTTAAAAAAGAAAAGAAAAAGGTTTTGCATTCCAATTGAACATTCTACTAATCAACCGTGCCAGCGTATAACAGCGGTTTTGTGCTATTTGTCCCATCAACATTTGTGGTAACTTGAAGCATTGTGCAAGGGGCAAACAGACACAAAGCCGCAAAACGTTAGCGGTAATGCTATGACGGCAACTCAATATCAATGCCTTCGATTATTGTTTCCAGAACTCTAATTTGACGTTCACAAGCAATTATAGCAGACAATACTACATCTTGTGTTTTTGGGTTAATCAATACTTGACGGCACTTCCCATCGTCAAATTTTCCTATGATAACGATATTCTTCAATTTAGGAGAAGCACTACCGCTAACATCGGCTTTAACGCTATTGCGGCTTGACCGCTTCGATTTTACTTTTATACTCATATCAAATTTTGTTTTTCAATTTTACTTTTGTGGTTTAGTCCCGCAACAGCGTAAAGCCGCAAAACGTTATACGCTATCAGATTGCAGCGACATTTCAACAAACTTTTTAATCAAATTTTCATCTTTTGAAATTTCAATTAACAAAAATTCGATAAAGTTTTTACGTTTTTTTTCTGCATCAATCGCAGATTTACCCAAAGTTTTTAAAACTTCTTCTGGCAAATCAATAAGTATTTTATTCATAATTGCCTTCGTTTATTATTTTTAATACTTTTTTTTCTGAAACTGTATTAATTGCACCTTGCCTTGCAATTTCACCTTGTTTGCAAAATATTATTAAATATTTTTTTTCTGAACCGTGATAATAATAAGATACTGTTATGCTTTGATTTTGTTTATTTGTTAAAACTGCAAAACTATTACATTTTAACGCTTGGCTTACTGAATTATACATAGTGGTTATTTTTAAATTTGTTATTATTAAAACCTATGCAAATATACAGCATATATATTATATATACAAATAAAAAATGTTAAAAAGTGTTAAAATAAAAAAGATTTTTCTAACTGATTGAAAATAAAAAGCGTATAACATATAATATGCGATAATGCAAAGCATTGTACTAATTTTCAACTGAATAGCTATTTATTAACTTTGTACGTTTACGGTCGAAAGTGCTGTTAATCTTTGCACTACGCATATTATTTTTCGTTGTGCGCCATGCCACTCAGAACAGGCGCAGTTGTCGTTTATAATCAGAAAAACGCTTTTCTTGCGCTTCCCAATAGTCTTTATCTATTTCAAAGCCTGTGAAGTTGAACCCGCCTTTATCACAAGCTATCCTACTCGAACCACTACCCACGTGGGTATCTAAAATCAAATTGCCCTGCTCTGCATAATTATCTAAAATCCATTTGTATAACGCCACAGGTTTTTGAGTTGGGTGTATTCTTTGCTCTTTGTCCTTCATATTTTGTTGCAGTAATCCCCACCATCTCCAACTAAATTTCCTTACTGCTTTATCAAATGAAGTCCAAGCCAATTCACAATCTGCCTGATAGCTTTCTCCATTGTCTTTATCCCAAACAATCCACCCACTTGCATTATATGGCATTCGTTCAATAAAATGATTTGCTCCCCACACAATTTGATTTTTAGACACTCTAAATAATTGCTCAAAGTATTCTTTTGATGGTGGCTCATTATCCCATTCTCCGCCTTTATATTTTCTTGCAGCAACCTTAAAATTTCCGCCTTTAAAATTTCCGTTTCCTGCCAGCGTATGCCCTCCTTTATTTATTCCAATTCCATAAGGTGGGTCAACTATTGCTAAGTCAAAATGATTATCAGAAAAGCGTTTTAAACCCTCTACACAATCCTCATTATACACCACAGAAGGCACTGCACCTAACAAGGTATTGCCAAAATGCGGAGTTTCGTGTTTCAATTTATCTTCTGTACTCATATTAAACATTTGTTTTTCAATTAAGGTTTAGTGCTGTTATGCCCGCACTTCGGCAATACCCGAAACGTTAGCAGCCATTTTTAGCCAAGTCCTCCGAAAGTCTTTCGTGAAAAGTATCTTCACCGTCATCACCAGACAATAGCCAATCAATCCTTTGTGCATAGATTTGAGCCTTCTTGATATACTCAATTCCTTTCTTAAATTCTTCAATAGTTTCTTCACGGAAATTATTAGGCTCAAACCAATCTTTTGGTCTTGGTTCAGCATTATTATCCCTAATTTCTTGTTCAATCGCATCAACTATTTCCGTGAAGCGATACTGTAAATAATCAAATCTTCCTCCTGACATAAATTTGTTAATAAAACGGCTGCTAACAACGGTTTGGCGTAATACCGCTATGAACAGTCGTGGTTAAAATTAAGTTTCTACTATGCGGCACATACGCCAAGCCGCAAACCGTTATAAGCAAGCTGCTACGTTCCTGCTTCGTTTGACAATTCCGTTTGAAAAGAATTAAAAAAAAGCCCACCGCACTCTTTAATTCGAGTTTCGATAATCTTAATATAATCTTCTGAAATTTCACTGCCTATATAATTTCTATTCGTTTGAACACATATTTTTGCTACCGTTCCACTTCCCATAAAGCAATCATAAACTAAGTCATTTTCATTACTCCACGTTGTTATGTGGTCATTTGCCAATGCTTCTGGAAATGGTGCGGGATGTCCTGTTTTTTCACGACCAAGCGTATAAGCAAAAATATTAGGTGCAATCTTATTTTCTTTGGTCGCTTTAAATTCGGTTTCATCATACAATCTCATAGCGTGTTTTGAACCGTGATTTTGCCTGCGCTCTAATCCGTATTTTTCAACCTTTCCAGCTTGTTTACAAGGTATCATTATTGGATTAAATGTTTTCGGTTTTCCTTTACTCAAAATGAACATAAACTCAAATGATTGTTCATATCTATTATGTGTCAATGGCACATAGTTTACTTTTTGGTAAATCATTGTATCGTGCAAATTAAATCCAATCTCTTTAAAAAATAATGCTTGCTTAAATGATGTTCCGCTTTCACTTCCATTCATTGTTGCATCACCCACAACCCAAACTACTACACCGCCCTGTTTAGTTACTCTATAAAGTTCTTTGGCAATTTCTTCAAATGCAAATGAATAACCTTTGTATTCTCGTAAGTTATCATAAGGCGGTGAAGTAACCGTTAAGTCAATGAAATTATCAGGCATTTTAGCCATTGTATCAAGGCAATTTTCGTTATATATTTTATTTATTTTCATCCCTTCCTTTTTTTTAATTCTTTTTGTTTAGTGCTTCGATTTGAGTTTTTCGGTAAATAACCGCAGCCAGCTTATAACAGCGGTTTGGCGGCATTAAAACGACCGCCAAGCCGCAAAACGTTATAACCAATGCTACCTTACTGCTCCGAATTAGCTTTTTCAATATATTGGTCAACGCAAAATGAAAACACCACATAACCCTTTTCAATTGCAGGATATTCGTGCAAAACATAAAGTATTGTTCCTCGTATTTCTTTTCCGCTGTAAGTGTTAGTTTCTGCATCGTATTCCTGCAAATAAACAGTATCACCTTTTTGGAAATCTCTGTCATTTTTTCTAACCTCAAATGTTTTTGATTGTTGCCAGCATCTTTCAAAGTATGGCTGAACTGTTTTTAATCGGTGTGTTTTCATTTTGCTTATTATTTCAAATTGAGTTTTTACTAAGTATTCCGCACTGGTTATAACAACAAATATGCGGCATTAAAACGACCGCATATTTGCAGCCGTTATAGGTAAGGCTACTGACAGCCATCCCTGAAATGTTTATCGGTTAAATTTCCAACCGTTCCTCTAATTGCTATTGAACTCATATCGGCAGCAAAAAGTGCTTCACTTTGGTCAATTTCTTGGTCAATATAAAGTTCGCATTTTTCTTCATCAGCCGTGCAACTTAGTTCTTCATTTTCTTCGGCAACTAATCCATAACAAGGATTGCCGTTTACATAGTTGCTTTTGCTTTCAATAATAGCAATTAAGCCTTCGTAAATTACTTTTTGTCCTACTTCAAATTTATGTTCTGTCATTTTCTTTAAGTTTGTGATAAGCCCTACCTATAACAGCACATAGGCAATATGGCGGAGTTCTCGGTTAATATTAAGTTCAGTTTTTCAAATCAAGTTTAGTGGTTGCAGAAAAGTTAGCGTTCCAAAGTCCGCCACATCGCCTATCTGCAAAACGTTATAAGTAATTGCTACCATAACATCCTTGAACAACTTTCTTTGCAATACAACTGAATATTTAAACTACGATATTCTTCAAGTGAAATTGTCTTTACTTGTAAATCGTGTTTCATTACTTCCTTTGCAAATTCGTTTTTGCTTTTAGTTGTCATTGTATGTTCAACAGCAACTCTAATAGCGTTACCACATTCAGGGCAAACACTCATTTTTACTTTTACATCTTTTTCTTCAATTTCCATTTTAATTAAGTTTAATTGTGACAATCCATTTGGTAATATTGAACGTTAAATGCAATTACAAAAACTGCCCATGTTTAGCACGAATAACCGATCGTTTACAAATCTTGCACTTGTCGTTCTCCCAGTCTGCATCTTCTATTTTTACAGTATTGTAAAAGTATGATAGACTTATTACCACTAAATCCTTTTCGTTCTCGAATAAGATTTTTAACGAGCCGTACAATGATATACGACCCGTTGCTTTTTCTATGAATATTAGCATAATTTATGTCATGATCTTTTGATTTGTGGCATTTGCAGTGCCTGTTATTTTATGTAATTAGTTGGTGTCTCTTCGCTTGCTGTCTGTACCTACGTACTAATTACAATACAAAGATAGGCTTTATTTTCAATAAAACAAACATTTTAGTAATTATTTTTAATATATTTCATTTTATTTTAACATAAAACAAAAAAGCCATACATCACTGCATGGCTTTAGAATCAGAATATGTAATAATGTATTATTTCCAAATCAAATAATTAACCTTAGTGTCTCCTTTTGGTCTCCTTTTCCAATACTTTACTGAATAGACACATCCGTATTCTTTTGATACTTCATTAGCGAAAAACTTGGCTTCGGTAATATTTTTTGCACAAATGATTGCTGTCAAAACAGTATCTCTTTTGTTGATAAAGTAAATGTTGTAGTAACTCTGTGAGTTACCCAAAAATGGTAGTAGCATTGAAGCTACTACCATGATGTATAAGATAAATCTCATTAATTACAGCTTGAACTACCTGTTAATTGACTTATGTTAATTGTTGCTGTTTTAGTCCATGTACATGTTGCAGAACATCCATTGGTGGACCCTGTCAATGTTCTAGATATTGTCAGAGTTATTGTCTTAGTTCCAGTGCTTGAATAACTTACACTTGCAGAACTAGCAGTGCTTGTGGCAGGCGTAGCACCAGAACCAAAGTTCCAACTGTAAGTATATCCAGCAGGTACACCTGTTGCGTCAATGGTCTGTGACGAACCAATACATGAATTTACAGCATTAATTGTAATTCCAGCAGTTGGATCTGCTTCAATATTTACAATATGCGTTCCTGTTGCGGTACACCCATTTGCGTCAGTCGCTTCCCATGTCCATGTTCCAGATGCATTGGCAGTTACCGTTGCGCCAGTGGTGGTGACTGCACTTGGTGAAGTCCATGTATATACTATTGGTGCAGCACCTCCTGTGGCGCTTGCTGTTAGCTGCTTTGTAGAACCTGCACAAATATATGACGTTTCTTGAGCCGTTGTGATTGTGGTGGCAAAAGCCATCAAAATGATAAAAAATAAATGTTTCATGTAAAAAAAATTAATAGATTAAAGAATATTGTAATAATGTTGGGTATCCTGTGCAGTTAGATGGGTCTATGCTTTGAGTTTTTGTTATCCCAGAAGATGTAGTGATATTCCAATTCCATTTATTCAAAGTCTTGCCACACCAGTCTGAATAGTATTTTTCATTCTTATTGGTTCTAGATATTTGAATCCAATTCTCAGGGTTATTTATATTAAGTTGGTTCTGATTTAAGTCTGGAAGTTTTAAGTACTTTTGTCCTAATGCAATTGGTGCGTTAACCAATTCTTTGTAAGCTGTTCCATCCTTATAATAGTATTTAGCTATGTAAAGCTGCCATAAAATGCCAAATCTTTTCGATAAGTCTTTAGAATGTAAAATGTAAACGGTACTATCCAGTTTATTTTGATTCTGAATAGTATATATAAACTTAAAGTCGTGAAAAGTAACTTGACTAATATGGTAATGGAATGGATAATAAGTTCCGCTTTTTGCTTCGTAATGTTTATCAACATCAGCATAATTTTCATGTTCAGCAGTGTTGCATGAAAAGATTCCTATAAGTATTGCAAAAATGATTGCTCTCATAAAATATGATTTAATTGTTAAGAAAGATTATATTGAGTTTAAAAATTCTTTAACTGCTAAAATTACACTTGGCCATTTCCAAAAAGGTAGGTTTATCTTACCG